GAGTAACAGGTTCTTTGAAGACAAGTTTAACAAATCTTTATTACGTTACGAATTTTCAAACGGTTCTTATATAGAATTTTTTAGTGCAGACGATAGTTCAAAATTAAGGGGTGCAAGACGTGATATTTTGTACATAAACGAATGTAACAACGTAACATTTGAAAGTTATAACGAACTTGCAATACGTACAAAAAAACGAATATACCTTGACTTTAACCCAGCAAATGAATTTTGGGTACATACGGAACTAAAAGACGAACCCGACACCGATTTTTTAATATTGACGTACAAGGACAACGAAGCACTTGATGAACGAATAGTAACGGAAATAGAAAAGAACCGTTTAAAAGCAACGACAAGCAGTTATTGGGCTAATTGGTGGCGAGTATATGGCGAAGGACTTGTTGGAATGTTAGAAGGAGTTATATTTAGTAATTGGAAACTAATTGACACCATACCGCCTGAAGCACGTTTACTTGGTTACGGTTTAGACTTCGGGTATTCAAACGACCCGACAAGCATAGTAGAAGTTTACAATTACAACGGTCAAAGAATACTAAATGAAATATGTTACCAAACAAGTTTACTAAATAACGACATAGCGAAGAAACTACAAAAACACGTTATAGCATACGCGGATAGTTCAGAGCCAAAAAGCATAGAAGAAATACGAAGAACAGGACAACAAATAAAAGGAGTAACAAAGGGCGCAGATAGTGTAAACTACGGAATACAAATAATGCAGTCGCAATCTTATTTAGTTACTTCACAAAGCACAAATCTTATTAAAGAATTAAGGGCGTATTGTTGGGATGCTGACAAATCTGGTAAAACATTAAACAAACCGCAGGGCAAAAACGACCACGCAATAGACGCTGTTCGTTATCACGAAATGGAAACTTTAGGGTTAAACAATACACACGGACAATATTTTATACGATGAACGATTTAGAAGTAATGATGCAATGCGTTCAGATTTACATCTACCAAAAAAAAGGTGTAAAGGTTCGTATTTATTTACGTGACATCCGAGATATTAATATGTTAAAACAAGCTTACGATTACATACAAAAAAACGAACACAACAAAACAGCAAATAATTAATTATAGATATATGAAGTTAGAAATAAACGTACCGACTACTTTAAATGAAATTCCATTAAAAAGCTACCAAGAATTTTTAAAGGTACAGGAAGGAAGTAACGACGAAGAATTTATTGCGCAAAAAATGATACAAATTTTCTGCGGTATTGAATTAAAGGATATTGTCAAAATGAAGTTGACAAGTTTAAACGAATTAATTTTACACTTTAAAAACCTGTTTGAACAAAAGCCAAAATTTCAACCAACGTTTAAAATAGGAAATCAAGAATTTGGGTTTATAACTAATTTAGAAGACATAAGTTTTGGCGAATATGTAGACTTAGAAAACAACTTATTAAAGTGGGAAAACTACCACAAGGCAATGGCTGTTATGTACAGACCAATAAAGATGAAGTTTAAAGACAAGTACGAAATAATTGACTATACACCAATGGCAGAAATGCACGATTTAATGAAATTCACGCCTGTTGATATAGCAATAAGTTCAAGTATTTTTTTTTGGAATTTAGGAAGCGAATTATTGACAGCTACGCTTACTTATTTGGAACGTCAGATAAAAACGAACAGGAAGACGCAAACGAGTTTAGCGAACAAGCTCAATTTGGAAAACAGTGGGGTTGGTATCAGTCAATTTACGCACTCGCTCAAGGAGACGTTACAAGATTTGACACAGTCACCAGCTATCGACTTACTCAATGTCTCACCTATCTTACCTTCGAAAAGCAAAAGCAAGAAATTGAACAACGCCAATTAAATAAAATGTATAAAAAATGACAGGTTACTTTGAATTATTAGACAAACTTAAAACACACTTTGACGCAGACGTTATTGTAAACACGGTAACACAAGGCGACATTTTTAAAGTAGATTTAAGTAAACAAACTATATTTCCTTTAGTTCATATTATGGTAAACAACTGCACGTTAGATGAACGCACAGTAACTTGGAACATTAGTTTAATAGCAATGGACATAGTTGACTTGTCAAAGAGCGCAACAACAAATATTTTTTTAGGTAACGACAACGAAATTGACGTACTGAATACACAACACGCAGTATTAAACAGAGCGTATGAAATAATAAAACACGGAAGTTTAGCATACGACTTGTATATGGTTGAAGGAACTGCAAATTTAGAACCCTTTACTGAACGTTTTGAAAATTATATGGCAGGTTGGACGATGACTTTTGACGTAGTAACACCGAACGAAATGACAATTTGTTAAGATGAAACAAAGCGAAGTACAAAAAGAACTTGAAAGGTTTAGAAATTACGTTATAGCAGAAGCACGAAAGAATTTAACACGTGATAAAAAAAACGTTTCTAAAGGACTTTATCAAAGTTTAAAAGGAAACGTTAAGGCAATGCCTAATAGTTTCAGTATGGACTTTGAAATGAATCAATACGGACAATTTCAAGACAAAGGAGTTAAAGGCGCAAAACCAAGTTTAGTAAAAAACGGAAGACAAAAAGCTCCGAATAGTCCGTTTAGTTTTAAAAGTAAAATGCCACCTGTTGAACCGTTAAGTAAATGGGCGCAAAAAAAGAATATAAGATTTAGAAACGCAGACGGAACATTTGCAAAAGGCGGTTATAAGACTTTGGGTTTTTGGTTACAGAAAAGAATATTTGCACAAGGTATAAAACCGAGCTTGTTTTTCACCAAACCATTTGAAGCTGCATTTAAAAGATTGCCTAATGAGTTAATTGAAAAGTTTGGTTTAGACGCAATGAATTTATTTAAAGACACACAATTTAAAAACGAAAAGAAATAATGGCTAATATATTTGCACGGTCTCCGTATTTAATTAGGATTGCAGAAACAGGACAAAACGGTTCTAAAGTAGAGTTGTTTATAAGCAACACAACAAGTTTTTCAGCAAGTCCGCAATACACGTTAAGTAAATTAATACCGGCATCTAACAACATAGAAACGCTTTATGACATAAGTTCTTACATACAGGAATACATAAGCCATATTGAAATTTCTACAAGTGGCGATGCACAAGTAGTTACACCAACAAGCCAATATGCAAACGTAAGAGTTAAACGTTACAAGTTAGTAGGTGCTACTTACACACTTTTAAACACAGTTGACTACAAAGCATTTAATGGTTACGGATATTACGAAGACAATGTTAACTATGATTTAGGCGATTACGGACTTGATGTAGCAAACTACTATTATTTACCTACGCAATACGCTGGAAAAATACGAATAAATGTCGGAGCAAATTTTACAGCACGTTACACAAATTTAAGTACAGGAACACCAACAAATTTAGTTCTTGGAGCAACAGCAAACGTCTTTGATATTCCACGAGTTCGAACTGCAAACGTAAACGAAGGAAACAAAGTAGAAATTTTAAACGCCGCTTCAGCAGTTCAAGTAACTTATTATTTTTATCCTTTAGAAGAATGTAAATATACACCTGTTATAATTGACTTTGTAAACAAATATGGAGCTTGGCAACGTGAGTTTTTCTTTAAAGCAAGTAACGACACCTTCAGCGTTGAAAACACGGAATACAATTTGATGCAAACATTTACCACAACTGCAGGAGTAACTACTTACAACACTTTAGAAGGACAAAGAGAAACATTTAACACTAACGGTAAAAAAAGCATTAAAGTAAATACAGGTTGGGTAGCTGAAAATTGGAAGGAAACTTTAAAACAAATAATGTTAAGCGAACGAATACTAATTGACAATAAACCTGCAAAGATTAATACTAAAAGCACAGAGTTGTTTAAGCATATAAACACGAAACAAATAAATTATAGTTTAGACTTTGAGTTTGCTTACGATGTTATTAATTCAGTTATTTAATGAAAAGGCAAGTAGCAATATTTATAGAAACGGCTGAAGCGCAAACCGAGTTAGAATTTTCACGTTTAGAATTATTTAACGATGAAAAGATTTCCGTAAGTTCGACTATTCAAAACATATCGGATATAAGTAAAATATTTACAGACTATTCACAAGGTTTTACAATTCCGTGTTCACCGACTAACAATGCAATATTTCAGCACTTTTACCAAAACGATGTTGATGCAACTATTGACTATCAAAATAGATACAACGCATATATAGAAATAG